TACAGCTTATTTTGTTTTGCTAAAGCATGCAATGACAAAAATGAAAGAGAAAAATATAGAAACATATGAGCAGCTAGTATCTGAAGATGAATGGGATGATTATTTGGAAAAAAATGAGCTATGGACACTTGAGAGAAGAAATATTGACGGTACATGTACTATTTCATGCAAACTTGAAATAGCTGCAATTTGTATTGCCAAGGGGTTTGGTTTGTGTGATGAATAACCTAAAAATAAAGTATTGATATATAAAACTATAGAATGTGTACAATAATTGACCCAACAAATGCTTACTATTTTGTTTATTACGAACTATTAAAGACACAAGACGAACATCAATATGTTTTGACATTGCATAACTATTTGGATGAATCAATTGTGCATGCAGCCCAATTCATTGAAATAAAAAATATTAAAAAATTAATATTTCACTTGGAAACAATCAGTATGCAGTTTGCATTCAAGATCACTCTTTATAACTATATTAAGAGTGACTTGGTAGCAAAGATATTAAATAGTTCTAAAAACAACACAAAGATTGAAACAATATTGAAACAAAAAAAAATACCACTGGAAATGATTTGTGAAATAGAAAATATTTTATTGAAACAAATAGCTTATATGAATTCATATGATATTATGTCATATGTGTTTGGAAATGAAGTTGATAGAACAGATAGTTGTAAAATGATAAACTATAACCCTCCATACAATATTAAACAAAAATGGGCAGAACAAACAAAAGAGGAAGCAATGAATAGATTAATTTTATTGAGTAAATATTTTGGGATAAAATGTCTAAAACAATTTGATATCGATCTGATAAAATATCATGAAGCATGTGATATGAAGTTTTCCAGCTTGGTTAAATATTATAATAAAGTTATTAAGAGAATTAAAAAAGAATTAAAAAAATGTTTGACATATTGTGATGCATATATTGAAATAGAAAAAACATATAGTATGATGCTAATCACATCTGATCCAAGTATTCCACTAAATCAATATGAACTAGTTCTAGAAAATACATCATGTGAAACCCAGTGTTAAACACAAAAATTTGAATTTTATTGTTTAAGTAACTAGACGACACTTAAGGTAAATATAATCACTTAACTATATAATGGAAACAAGCACAGCTGACGAAATAGACTATCAAAAATACGACTTTAAGGATTTTGATCATATGGATTGCCTTTGCAAGGATGCAGGCGAACTACTAAAGGGAATCTATGCATATGGATTTGAGAGACCATCAGCAATTCAATCAAAGGCAATCTGTGCAATGTATGATGGCCGTGACATAGTTGCACAGTCACAGTCAGGAACTGGAAAGACTGGAGCATTTACAATTGGCATATTGACAAGAATTGATGTAAAAGTTTTACATCCACAAGCAATTATTGTTGCAAACACAAGAGATTTGGCAATGCAAATTCATTTTGTTTTAACCAGCATAGCAAGATTCATGAATGTAAAGGTTGCATTGTGTATTGGTGGAACAATTGCAAAAGACAGCAAAACAAATCTTAATGATGCAACTACGAGTCACATATGGGTTGGAACACCCGGACGTATTGTTGATCTGATTGAAAGGGATAAATACAACAAAAATAAGACAAAGCTTTTGGAAAATTTAAAAATGCTTGTACTTGACGAGGCAGATGTTCTTTTGAAGGATGATTTTTTGGAACAAATCAAAAAGATTGTTAGAGGTACACCAACTACAACTCAAATGTGCATATTTTCCGCAACATTTAGGGATGATGCATTAGAAGTAACAAAACACTTTATGAGAAATCCAGTTCATATCCTAGTTGAGCGTGAAAAAGTGAGCCTTGATCTGATTAAAAATTTTAAAATTGATGTTGGACAAGAAAAGTGGAAATATGATACTCTGGCAGATTTGTATCAAAGTATTAATATTTGCCAAGCTGTCATATTTGTTAATACAATTGAAAAAGCAGATACATTAAAACATAGTTTAGAATCAGATGGACATTCAGTGGGTATGATACATTCTAAATTGACTGATGTTGACAGAGAATCCACACTGGCAGATTTTAGAAACATGATAACAAGAGTGATTATTGCGACAGATATTATTTCAAGAGGTATCGATGTTCAACAAGTCGGGCTTGTCATCAACTATGATATTCCTGATAAATCTGAACAGTATATTCATAGAGTTGGTAGAAGTGGTAGATATAATAAAATCGGTGTGGCAATTAATTTTGTTACAAATTCTGATTATGATAAAACTAAAATAAAGAGAATTGAAGATGATTATAAGATAACAATAATTGATTTGCCAGATTTGAATGATGTTAACTATTATCTGACGGGATCCAAGGGATATACATTTGTTGATCCAGCAAAAAAAGAATAGACCTAAATACACATCTATACAAATAATCATATGTCTGATATATATTTAATTGTTGAAAATGGATACAATACATCTTACATTGATGCTTTACTAATTGCTTTATTTTATAGACCTACTAATATTGAAAATTTATTAAATCATTACAGCGAAGATAGTGATTTTAACTACATACAGGATATGATAAAGTATAATTTCATTGACTTGGTAAGAAGGCGATATTCAATTGGTTCTGAAATATTAAATGAAATCAGAAACTACTGTGTAATGTGCAATTGGAAATATAATGAAAATATTATTGATTTATTTGATGTTAATGACTTTTATGCATTTTATATTAATGGTATCAAGACTGGACACCTGTTATTTGAAACAATAAATGCTATTGATCAGAAATCTGAACAAAAAACATTACCATATATTGAGGTTGTACCAGATGATGATATTTATAGTGAAAATGTGTTGTCAACAATGGTTACATATTGGATTGATGAAACATTATTAAATAAGAAAGATAATATAGAAACAACACAATGCTATCACTTTTCTGAAATACCTATATTATTGCCTATTTATATTAACAGAAAGAAAAATAGCAAATTGTTGACACAAAAAATTAATATTATGAAAAAAATCAAATTAAAGCATAATAATAATGTAAATCAGGAAGCTTTACAATGGACAATACAGAGTATTATATGTTGTTCAGAAATAAATCCGCATTATTACACACTTTTTTTATTAGGTGAAAATGAATGGTATCTGTATGATAGCACATTAAAACCATCATTATATAAAATTGATCATATGACAAAAGAAGATTTTAGTAATAAGATAAAACAAGAATGTGTATTTGTACTGTATTATTTGGATTATTCTCAGTAATAATCAATTCATAAAGCAATAATAAAAAATTGATTAGTCATATGTCTAATCAATTTATGCATAATTTCTAAAATTTACCTCCAATGGAAATGGACATAATTAAACATGTAGCAATTACTAATCAGACAACGTTAAATTTGACATTAATGGATTTAATAATTGTGACAGAAGACTTATTTAAATCTTTACCTAATCTGAAAAAAATATACATGAATTACATGCAATTAGTAAAATTACCGGAGAATATATTTGCACCATTATCTAATCTGCAGATGTTATGCATTTCCGATAATCAAATAAATAGCTTACCAGAAAATATATTTGCACCTTTAATCAATTTGAAAAAATTGTACATGAACCATAACAATATAGTTGATTTACCAGACAAAATATTTACATCTTTGCACAGTTTACAAAAATTAGACTTGTCCGCTAATAAAATAATTAGTTTACCCGAACAGATATTCTCCTCTTTGGTCAATTTGCAAATATTAAATTTGCAGTATAATCAGTTGTCCAGTTTGCCCGAAAAGATGTTCTCATCTTTGTTCAATTTGCACAAACTATATTTGCAACATAATCAGTTGTCCAGTTTGCCAGAAAATATATTTGCAAATGAAGCCATGAATAATCTTTACACATTAGACATATCTAATAATAAACTGGATAGCCTTCCAAAAAGTCTGTTTACTTGTTTGATTAATTTGGAAAAATTATACATTTTCACTAACAATTTTGCCAGTTTACCAGAAAACATATTTGCTCCATTAACTAGATTGCGAACACTGGATATTGCTAATATTAAACTAAAAACAATACCCAAAAATATATTTGATCCTCTAATCAATTTAGAAAAATTAGATATTGGTTTGAATTTTTTATCAAAATTACCAGATAACATATTTGATTCATTAATTAGATTACACAAGTTGTATATGTATGGTAGTATGCTAACAAAATTGTCAGATAATGTATTCATACATTTGACAAACTTGCAAACACTTGATATATCTTTCAACCAATTGACTGCTTTACCATCATCCCTTTTAAACTGTAGAAGATTATCATCATTTATATTTGAACATAATGAATTAACACCGGATATCCGATTTCGAAGATTCATTGAACGAATGCAAAATTACAATAATCATGGAATATTCAAGGATAGTCAAAATGTTCATGCATCTAGTATCCAAACATCAACCCAACATTCTATTGATGTACTTTTTAAAGATCCATTTGATTGTTCCAAGGATGAGATTGTTAAAGAGTGCCTAACTTGGCCTATTTCATGTTTGCCGGACCTTTTGACATATTTAGATGATGCAGATGTTCATTCCATCTTGTTAGTATCATTTTATGATGTCTTTGTCAAAGTTTTTGGACGTATTATGATGCACCCTAATAAAACAGATCTAATTTTAAGATTAGATGATGAACTAAAGGAGAGTGATTGTAAATGTTTTACTGGTAGATTGACAAGATTAGTAAATAGTTTAATGGGCTTTTATGATGACATAGTAATTAATATTTCTAATAGTGAAAGAATTAGTGCTATCATATTATCAACATTGAATGGTAAAGAAATGACAGATGAGTTGAAAGAACTGTGTATAGGCAAATTAAAAGCCATTGATATTGCAGATGAAGAAATTGATAAATGGTTATCATAATAATATTTTTTTATTGCAAAAATAAAAATTGATCCATTTTTTGATATAAAAGTCATTTACTATTGTTGTATAAAACAATAAATCATGGATTCTGATAACTTTGTTGTTGACTATAAAAATGGATCATATGTTATCACAGATGGTTCTATTATTGACCCCCTACCAGAAAAATTTAAGGATAATGGAATGATATGTATTGGACGAACTATTAATTCAGGAATATTGGGTGATGTACTAATAAACCCATATGTTGGCATATTACATTTAAGTTCAAGGAGAATTTACTCAGTTCCAGCAAAGGGATTTGTTAGAAAAGAATTTACACCATTTTTACACTTTATGCCAAAAGTATTGGTCAAAACAAAAAAAGTAGAATTGCAATCAGATGTGTATGTATCTATTACAATTGATGGATATGAAAATGGCAACTTTTTAGGAACTGTTATGGATTATTTGGGCAATGTGGGTGATTCTAAAAGTGATCACAAATTAATTGAAACTACTGCATTGGGTCATTGGACAAAAAAAATAGATAGACAGACATATGAGATTATAGATTTAACACCAGAACGATTAACAATAGAGCATAATGATTGTTATTCAATTGATCCAGAAGGATGCAATGATATTGATGATGCCATTTGTGTTAGAAAAGTAGATGATATATTTGAAATTTACATACACATAGCAGATGTTACATCATATGTTCCAGATAATTCATTTTTAGATAATGAACTATCAAAAAGATGTGAAACATGGTATTCACAGATACCTGGATCATTTCCACAACATATGATACCACCAACATTATCCATTAATCACATGTCATTAAAGAAAGGTGAACCAAAACGTGCATTTAGCGTTATAATCAAGACAGATATGACTGGTGAACTGCTTGATGTTCAATTCAAAAAAACTATGATCAATATTAAAGACAATTTAAGTTATGAACAAGCACAAACCATGATATCCAAAGAATTGAACAATATGTATAGTTTGGCATTTATACTAAAAACAAAACATTTTAATCAATCTTTTGATCCCACAGAAATATATGATACACATCAAATGATTGCAGTATATATGTTATTGGCCAATAAACTGGTGGCTGAACAGATTGTATCATATGATCCTATCAATGCACTTCTCAGAACACATCATCAAGAAATTAAACAGGTTAAAACAGATGATATTTTAATAAAAATGCATTACATGACTACAATTGAAAAAGCAAGTTATCAAAGAGGCATTATAAATGCTGAACATGTGGGATTGAATTTGAAATATTATACACATTTCACATCACCCATGAGAAGATATGCAGACATATGTGTTCATAGACAATTATGGAAAAGTCTAAATAATGAACCTATATCATATTTATCATCTAATGTCTATTTTAGATTAAATATGTATGGAAAAATTTATCAAATGGTAGAGAGATATTCAAAAATGTTAAATATTGTTCATAGTCTAACAGATGCAACACTTGAACAGATTGGATATATTATTAATCTTAGATATGATGATTTGCCAGTAGCCAGAATTTATTTACCAAAATGGGGTATAACACATGATGTCATATTGTGTCCTAGAAAATTATTACCAACAATTTCCATAGAAAAAACAGTTGATGGATTAATTATAACGGACATAACATTAAACTTATTTCAGGAAGTCAAATTACTAATATCAATAACAAAGAACACAATGAATAAATTAAATGCCGTTATAATTAATCCCGATATGCGACTATTATTTGGCGAATCATATTGTGATCTTGTATAGCATTTTTATTTTATAATGGATTAAACCAAAATAAAAATTGATAAAACCAAAATTTACACAGTACCTAAAATGGTTGATACTAATTAAAACATCAATGATATCTGTATTACCTAATTTGCATATGAGTGATTCATATACAGCCCAGAGTAAATTCATGATCTCGCATTTTCACATAACTCATGTTATTTCATTTGAGCGTGCAGAAGTAAGATTTCCTGATATTCCAGAATGTAATGTGATTAGACTCAATATTAAAGATGAAGTAAATCAAAATTTATTTCAGTATTTCAAAGTGATCAATGATGAAATAATGAAAGTTATATCATCCGGAGGTAATATTTTAGTTACTAGTACTCGAGGTACTGGAAGATGTTGTACAATAGTAATTGCATTTTTAATACAACATTGTAGATTTACTTTTTCCAGTGGATTGGAACATGTCAAGTCAAAACAACCAGCTACCAATATCGCCAATTTTACTGACCAATTGCGGCGTTTTGAATATGAACTAGAACAGATGGATACAGATTAGGATAATAATTCAAGTAAATCAGAAACATTGGGTCGAATAATATGGTCTTCAACTGTCATTAGTTCAATGATTGCATTTATTTTTTTTCCGCTATGATGCGCATTGATAAATTTAAATGTTTCTCCAAGTGCCCAAATATCTGATTTATCATTTCGAATACCATATACACATTCTGGCGGGACATAGCCAAATGTGCCACCAGAAAATGATTTAGTATCTATTTCATCCGTTTTATCAAGTAAAATAGAATGGTCAAAATCAATAATAATTGGAAAATAGATCCCATTATTTGATTTTACCATAATGTTGTAGGGAGATATGTCACCATGTGCAATGTGTAAATTGTGCAAATGTTGCAAACCCAATAGAATATCTTTTAAAAGTAATAGTAAGATTGTCTCTGACAACTTTATTTTTTTTAAATGATACAGCATTGATCCATCAATATATTCTTTGACAGTTATAAATAGTTTAGAAGTTTGATAAATAGGACCAATTTTATTAATATTTGGATGAGGATTCCTTTTTATTATTTTACAAATGTTTAATTCATCTGAAGTAATAAAATCATTTAGTCTTATTTTGAGAATGTGTTTAATATTTGATGTATCAACTACTAAATAGACAGCTTTTTTATTATTTGATCTAACAGTATCCACAATTTGGTATTTTGACCCAATAATGTCAATTTGATTTAACAGCTTTTCAAATTCATAACATTCATATTTAATATTACTCGATTTATTATAACTAAGCATAATATCATATGAACTAGACTTATATATTTTGTATACTCAGTGGGACAGTACATTTTTTTTGATCATTTTTTCTTTATTTGATGTTCTTACATAATTTTTTTGCATTTTCCACCTAGAAAGTTCATAAATATTATCATTGTCATCAACCAAAATTTGTTTTTTTAAAAGATAATTAAATATAGTACTGTCTAGTATTTCAACTATGCCAGATCCCTTTTCACCTATTTCAATACTTGTTGTTACAAAATATTTGCCAACGGGTGCTATATTACTAAATAAATTTTTAAGATCATCTCTTGTCATATTAGGTTTAATAGATTTTACTAAAAGATAATTTTTGGTGTCTAATGTGACTGGGCCTATATTATCCAAATACTTTTTATTTGAAAATGCATAAGTAGTAAATCTTAAAAATCTATCCTTAAACACAACATCTGTTTTATCAAGTAATTTTAATGCATTTTCTGGTGAATCAAAAACAACAAAACCAAAACCTCTTGAAATTTTTGTATTTGGTTTATATATAATCTCTGCCTTAATAAAGCCATCATATTTTTTGAAACACTCCTGAAAATCAGTAGCATCACAGTAAAAAGGTACATTACCAACAAAAATTTTATTCAAATCACTCACTGACATACTATAATATCTATACCATAAAAATATTTGATGTGACTGAACAAATCACTATTGTGTAAAAAATTGATAAAATAACATCATATTAAAAATCATATAATAATATAGTCAAATAACAACTAATACATGGCTACTCAAACACCTGCAATGAACAATATTACCATGAAGCGTCTGGCTGGAGAGCTGAAAAAATTAAAAAAATCCAATTTAGGATATGCACAAGCATGCCAAGATGAAACAAATCCATTCATTTTTTATTTCTTGTTAGTTGGTGATAAAGGAAGTCCATATGAGGGAGGATATTATATTGGCAAAATTATATTATCTCCGGAACATCCCAATAAACCAGGTTCTGTAATGATGTTGACACCAAGTGGTAGATTTACTGCTGGAACTAAAATTTGTTTGACAAATACTGATTATCACATGGAATCATTTTCTCCAATATGGACTGTTGAACAAATGATAATGGGAATATACTCTATTTTTATTGAGGATAAGGAGCACGGTATTTCACATATTAAACAATCTATAAATGATCGGAAAATTATGGCTGCAAATTCAGTAGCATACAATCTAAAACATCATTCAGATATTTTCAAAAGATTTGATCAATTTGTTGATGAGGATGGCATTCCACTCTGTACACTAAATAAAAATCAGCCAGCCAAAACAGATATAGATGATAAAAAGAATAATACAAATGATAAAGATAATAAGGATAATAAGAAAGATGAACTTAAACAAGAAAATAAACTAGTTGATCAACCTGAAGAACCTCAAAAAGATGTTCAACCCGAAATAGTTCAAAAAGATAATAAAGTAGATCAATCCGTGAAAATAGAAAATTTCGCACCAACAAAAATTCCATTCTTTAAAAAAATAGGTACCACAAAAAAACCTGAATATTTAAACTTGACAGACTCTGAGTTGTTGAATTTAGTGAAAAAAATGAGTATTCGCACCTTTACACCAGAGCCATTTGAATTACTACATTCAAAATTTGTTCTTTCACTATCTGCCATTTAAATAAGTAAACACATCTGCCAAAACCATATCAGTTATTTTATCAATATATTTTATAATAGAATCTTCCCATAATTAAATGATTCTAAATGTGTCTTTGTCAATATTTTTAGTGACCCAACATTCGCAACAATTTTTTCAATATATCTGAATGTATCATTTTTTCTTTTGCCACCTTTTTATTATGATTAAAAATGTCAACCATTTCTAACCAGCCAAATTTTATATATTTTGCACTAATTGCCTCAATACCAATATCACAATTTTATGCAGTATTCATATATTATAATGCTTGATAAAATCAATTTAGTTTAATAATGATAATAATATGATCAAAAAATTGAATATTTATAATATTTGAATATGCTATACATTTTTCATCCACATTAGGTCACTACAATGCCCCGAGGTGGTAAGCATAGTGGTAACAAGGGTCGTTCCGCGGCCCAGCTTCCCGAGGACGATTCGTCGTCCTCAGTCGGAACATTCATCAAGGCCGTTTGTGGCAAAACTGCAACAGTCAACATTAACGGAAAGGAGACAGTGTGTCGCATGCCAGGTAGTTCGAAGGCAAGGGGGCATCGTGTCACTTATCGCGCTGGTGATCACGTGATTGTTGACGAGAGTGGTACGATCACGGGTCGCGTGGATCAGCGCGTTTTGGACAGTATTGCACCGATCGATGATCCCATGGATCCAGACTCGAGCTATGTCTTCAGCGATGCTGCGGCGAAGGTACATGCATCGGTGTCAGCAGGTGCAGCAAGTCTTGGTGTTGCTGCACCAATGACATCCGCTGTTGAGA